TGGACTACTCATTTATCTACACATAGATTTTTTATACACTTATAGATTTATTTGTAAATATATAAACATGAGTGGGAAGAAAGAAATCATATACCCCATATTTCTCGAATGCTGTCAATACGCGCACGATCCCTTTTGGGAAATCATCTTTGACGACCTTGCATATGGAAAATGCCCTTATGGTACGTATATCAGCAAAGATTTCTTGTCTTGTAGTTACAAGAATAAGGAATTCAGCTACAAAATAGAACGAAAGAATTCAAAACAACTGTACAATGACGTCTATAATCTTTTTACAGAAAAATTAGGAATTCTTTCTCAAAAGGAAAAGAACAAGAAGAAACTCGCATTCCACGAAATGGAGATGAGTATCAAAGAATCTCGACAAGATTGGGCAAGTATTCGAAAAAAGAACATCAAAGACATTCTTTATCGGAAATATGTAATCGATATGAAGAACAAGTACGATTTGAACACCAAGCAATGCAAGTACCTGTTCGCGCTAATACTCATTGCTGTGACTTTCAAGACTCTCACATCCAAGGATATCGAATATAAGAATGATAGAATAATCAGCATTTCTGGTATAGTTATTTCGAAAGATGAGATTAAACTTGAGAAAAGTCTATGGTCAACGGATAGCAATATCGATGGCATCTTAGAATCGGATCACATAATATACACCAAAAGGATGAGCGACAATTGGGCGAAATACCTTCGCCATCTCCGGAAGGTCTAGATTTCCAAAATGAAAATTTTTGGAACAATGGAGTGTGAGAAGAAAAATGTTGTCTAAACTTGAAAAGCTTATTTGGAGGAGAAAGTATATTATCTCAGAGTTGAATCGAACCAAGGATAAAGAACATTACAAAGTAATGTTGAATGATTACAGGGTCGTGGAGAAAGACATTGCTATGGTGCGAGCGGAATATCGACAGGTGCGAGCGATCCAATCAAACCTATTCTTAAAGGCGATTGAAGAAATTTTTCATATCAAGAGTCAGCTTCTTCTTCAAATTATCAAAGAGTTCCTTCTTCTGTTTTGACCAGAATTCGCCCTAACATCTCTTTTCAAAACTTCCATAATAAGTTATTTGCGAATGTTCATTGAACATAGGCCAGTTAACTTGAAGATTAATTTTCGCCTTTTTGGAGAATGGTTCCATTCTCGTCTCCCACGCAAAACCCAATAGAAATTATTGGTTTTCCGATGAGAAAACATCCAGCGCAACATATGTAGTCATTTTACTACATATTCTAGATTCCTCTTCAATCATCAGTAATCTCTGAGTAATATTCCTCTTCAATACAGGGTTTTACAGAGTCGCTCTGAGGAACGTCATCCGAAATCGGTGTGGGAACACTTTGAAGATCTATGGGAACTGGTGAAGAAACAGAATCAGGCACACTCCAGTCGAACATTATCATTCTCGCATTGCAATCAAAACTCGCACGAACCAAATTTTTCCATCTCTTATTCAACTCGTTTAATGTATGAATATCAAAATCATCATATGTAAGTTTAGTACCTAAACTACTCAGTTTAATCCTGTAAGGGAACGGATGAACTCGGCGATATTCGCAAATAAATTTCTCCAAGATTGTAAGGATCGCAAGGAAACGATCATCGTTCATTTGTTTCATATCATTCACAAAAGACATTTTCTAAATTAAAGAAAGTTTTTAGAAATTCAATTTTAAACTCAAGATTGGAAATATTAAACTATACATGGAACGCATCATGAAGTGATACGTTATTCCCTAAGCATATGACTTCTGGTTTAGAATGTAATTCGTCTATTGCATTTTTGAGAGTACTTTTCCAATCGTAAGAATCACCCAAAACCTCTTCCTGACACATGTGAATAATCGTGTATCCATTTGCAATTGCACGTTCGATTTTAAAGAGATCTATTTTATTTCCCCAGAATTCCATCTTTATATAGAACGCAAAGCTCTTTTCAAAGCAAACAGTACACTCTTTTCTACATAATTTTTGCGAATTTCCACCATAGAGGCAATTAGACATTTTCATTCACCTTTTTCCCAAAAAATTTTTTCATTTCTGTAGAAACTACAAGAATATTTATTTAGGTATCTAAATAAATGTGCTGGCTAACAATATTTCTCGTAATTATAATCATCCTCATAATCATAGTCATAATCAAAGTATCACGTCACAATAATGAAACTAAATTACTCCCTCAAAAACATGTGAACGGTCTATATCGGACAATGTCGATATTCGACAAGATTCTTTCAGAAAACAATATAGATTATTTTATTAGCTGTGGAACTCTTCTTGGTTCGATTCGAAACGAAGGTCTAATCAGCTGGGACAATGATATCGATATCGGCATGATGAAAGAAGACGTTCCAAAGCTTTTAGCCCTTGAGCCAGAATTTAAAAAGCACGGAATAACACTTCCTTACACTGATAATATCCAACGAGTTGATAGTGGAAATGGATTCCTTGACATATTCCCTTATATCAAGCTTGATGGAATTTATGTTCACGAACACCCAAAGAACAGGTGGTTATTTTCGAAAGAAAAATTTACAGAAAGTGAACTTTTTCCAATTCAGAAGAAGTACAAGTTTGGACCACTTCTTCTGAAAGGCCCGAATGACGGGATTGCTTGTGTTGAAAAAATGTATGGAAAAAGTTGGAAAACTCCTATTGATTATGGAAAGAATACAAGTAATTGGCTCTCTCTGATTCTAAAATACAATACGAAATTGAAACAATCTCAAGTCTCATATCCTACAGATGATTATCTACAGTAGATAATCTACAGTAAACTACATTTAATCTTACTTATGAAACGAGGGTCGATTTCACATTCATTCTTGTGATTCCAATTGCTACTAATGCAAGTGTCAGACCAATTAACCCCATACAACCCGTCAAGTATTTTAGGATATTCGACAGGAACATTTACATTTACTCCAATGAAAGAGTCAGTAACAGTTTTAAAAGGTTTATCAAGCTTAATTGTCTTTGAAAGAACCTTGATTGAATCATCTTTCAACTCATAAGGGAATATATCAATGAATGGATAACTATAGCTATATCCATCGATAGGGGTTCCTTGATTCTCCCAACTAATTTTGATATAACCATTACGGAATAGAACGTTCAATTCTGGATCCTTTTCAAAAGCCTTTCGTAATATGCTTATATTGTCTTTATGTGTTGACACATCAAGATCATCATCCCATGGAATAATGTCCTTATTGTGACGAGCCCATCCCAACAGACTGCCTGCCATTAACACACAATTGATATTTGCAGATATTGAGATTTTCATCAGACGGCGAAGCAAATCAGTAAGTAATTTCTTGTCATCTGCATTCCATACATTCGCAAAAGGGTCGAACTTGTCCTTTCCAAATGTGTAGCATTGAGTTTTTGGTTTGATTATAGTTATTAGAGGAATACTTGTCGTTTTGAAAGTTCGAATCATAAGAGCAATAAGAACAGCTAATAGAATGTAGAAATACTTGTTAATAACAGTTAGAAAAAGGCATGCAATCGAACTAATCGCGAGAAAAGCAATATAGACTTTATTTTCATTCTTATATTTATATAATAGTTTTTTAGGCTTAATTGGAGATGTGTAACTTCCAAAATCGAAACAATGCGTAATAATCGATGGATTCAGACCGTACGTCTGCAATTTTTGAAGAGTCTTGTCATATATGAGGCGGACATCTATGGGTTCTTCCAAATTGTAATTGTCAATCAAGTAACGAGCACTTTTCGCTGTTAACACATACCCCCATGCTCCCATTGGGGCGTTTTCGTATGTTTTGAACTTGAACCATCTGTCATTAAAAATAGCATCATCTTCATACATCGGGGTTGATACACGACTACATTCATTCCTTGGCCATTGTTTCTTACAATGGCCGAGAAAAATCACATCCCAGTCGTCTGGTAATTCAACATCCTTTGCATTTTCAGAAGAATCGTTCAAAGTCGTATCATCTTCAAGAATCAATCCGTAATCCCATCCATTATTGAGAATAGTTTGCCAAGCCTTTTTGTGACTTAATCCACATCCAATTGTCGCTGGAATATCAGTACTAGGTGCATTCATCTTGACAGCCAATTCTTTCAAGTTTGGTAGTTCTTTTCCATAAATCGCAGGAACTCTTTGTGCGTTTGGAAATTGTTTGTAAATATTTTCGAGCCTGTCTTTGTCTTTATCCAAATTTATAACAAGAATATTTTCAAGTAAATTAGCTACCTTCATTTATAACATTCAAGTTTTTCTATTTCGTAAGAATAAATGGAAGATTTCGTGCCATTATGCCTGTATTTCAATCGCAAACTCAATAGTAGTTTCATTGGCTTACCGAATAAAGTTCGAAAAAATAATCAGACCGTGTTTGAATGTTCCCAAAATCCAGAGTTGGAATTTGTAACCCAATTCTATGTTCTTAATCCTGATTTTGCAACAAGGCCTTCTGGAATGAATTTACTTTGTGCTAAAAACGCAAATCTGACGACGACCAGTGTAGAAGTTATCTACGACCCATTTAACTATGAAAAAGGGTGTATTCGATTCATTGCGTGGATTCGAGCAATTCCTTCTGGAACTCCATTATACATTTGGGAAAATGAAAACTCAACATACATAACATTCGATTCAAAGATTCCAGATAAAAAATATAAACAAGCTTATTTTTCCCCAATATATGTACTTATGGACCCAAGAGTGAAGGCAACTCGATTGAGTGCCATTGAAAATGGAGAATTCGAAATAAAAGATGACATTCCGCAATTTAAATTCACCGGATATCAAGGCCGATGCATTCCAGACAAGGATGGAATGAGTATTGGTGAATGCGTCGTATTGTACGGAAAAAATATCCTCTCAAAGAGTAATAATGATCCAGTGCTCCTTGATTACATTGCAAACGAATATGGAGATAAAAAAAGGGTGAATGTAGGTGATGTAAGTATTGTTATTATACTGAGTATAATAATGATATTCGTGTCGTGTGTAATGTACCTAGTTGTACGCAATCAAAAGAGTTAGCATTAAAGCTGTGATAAATAATAATATTGAAATACTGGTTACCATTCTTTATTTATTCTTCTCTTTTAGATTTTTTCGCATTTTTAGATTTGGCTTCCTCTTCTGTAATTGCTTCAAGAATCGGTTTTGGAACTTCCTCCTCTGTAAATCCAAACAGTTCGTACCACTTTCTCCCGTGTTTTTCAACGAGAGCACCAACTTCATCATATGTTAAATCAAACGGGTTCAAACCTGAATTTAATGCTGTTGTCGCGTACAGCACAAGATCTACAGACTTGGATTCTTGAACTTGCGAGCCTACCTCATTTATTTTGTAATTAAATGAATTGTACATGTAATCCCCCATCTTCTTGTAATCATCCATCTGTTCTTTCGTCAAGTTTTTCTTAGCTGACTCCACCATTGGATTATTAAACAAATCGTATTCTTTCTCTTTCTCCATCTTTATTTTAAATAATTTCTTATTTAAATGATATTTTTAATTACCACCATAAGTTGCTGTGCATTTACTTGAGTCGGAACTATCGGCATTGCACAAATACGTTCGACGAGAATCCGTCTCTAATGTTTTGTACGCAAGTCCGCTAAAATCTTGCCAAGTCTTGGTGTCATTATCACAAACACAATAAGAAACTGAAGAATTTGTAGTTTTAAGTTGTGTAGCCGGATTTGAAGCCGGATTTGTCGTTTTACCACCACCAGCAATGAAGTATGGTTTATCGGCTATCCATGCACCACTACCATCCCAATTATCAGTAGGGGGTTGATTAATAAAGCATTTTTGCTGTGCTGAATCCCAAAACCATCCAGTTAGACAACAATTATTTCCTTCACAATTTGAATCAAGACATTTTGATAGACTTGAATATGTATTTGGAAGATTTGGAGGAGGAGCTTCGTGATACGTACACTCTATTTCAGGGGTATTCGACGAAATCACAGTCCAAACAGGGGCTCCAGCAATAAGACCCGAAGGATCGCAAACGTAGTCACTGTTTGCAGGTAACGGGCATGCACCTGTTGCGGAACATAAGGGGAATTCACTTGCTACAGATGTAATATTTTTGGTATATGGACTTGGGACTTGTTTGCCAGTATTATCAATCATATAAGAACTCCAAGAGTTTTCTGATCCATTACAAGATTGAACTCCTATGCATGTTTGAGTAGCCTCGTTATATACAACATCTATAATGCCGGGCTGTGCCATTTGAGCCTCACAATCAGTTAGAGTGCAAGTTGTACCTTCGTTAACTAGGAATGTTACGATTCGTTGGTAAGAACCATTATCAGACTGACAATAATCACCATACCAATCATGATTAATAATACCCATCTCTGTCTGAATTTGGGCTGCTCGTGTTTCAATATTAGCCTGAGAAGTTGCCTGTCCCATATATTGGACGATATCACGCCATTCACAATTTACATAGCCTGTTCCACCAGAATTTGGAACATCTCCTGTATTACATCCAGTTGAGTTTGAATAAGCCTTATAACAACTTTCTACATATGAATCATCTGCTGATGTACAATATCCAAGTGTTTGATCATCAGAACTGGGGAATTGATAACATCCATAGAAATTATCAATTCCTGCAGGAAGAGTATTTGGTAAAAAGTTGTACTGACAAGTTTCTGGAGTTGGTTTGGCAACACAACTATAAGCTGTTTGATTATTTCCATTTATAACCATAATACAATTTTGATTTGGTGCACAAAGAACAGGATTTCCTAATGAGTCTACACCGCATTTTGCAACACAAGCACCTGCGCCATTACATCTTGTTTCTGGAGGGCAACAAGTTGTTCCGCAACCAGTTTCATCGGGAGCGCAACACATTCCATTTGTACATTGTTCGCCTTGAATGCAACAGTTAGGAAGTGTTGGACCTGCTAAACATGAATTGTAAACACCAGTTGGGCATTGGTCATTAACACATTCACATTGTATACAATTTTCTGTTGTGCATACAGCCTTGTATTTCGGGTCACTGCAACAATTCGCTTGAGCCCATTCAGGATCTGGACATTCTACACCTGCTTTGCAAATCCATCCAGTTGCTGTACAAACTAATCCTTGACCATTGCAAGAAGTTGGACAATTTGGAATCGGTAAACCATGACCATCACACGATCCACAAGTGACGGCTCCGTCTTTGCAAGTTGGGTATGTATTTGGATGGCTGATGCAACAGTTAATTAAAACTTCTGCAGAAGGACAGGTCGATACGCATTCCCATCCATTTGAACCGCAATTCGGTTCTTGATAATCACCGCACGTAGTTGGGCATGTTTTCATAGGCCCTGTACAAGATGAGCATACTACATTTCCACCAGCGCACGATGCCATTTTTGTTGTTCCGGTACAACATGAATCAAGTTCTGCGCCAGTTGGGCATGTAACTCCATCTTTGCAAGTCCATCCAGTCGCTGTACAAACTGGTCCATAACCGGCGCAATTCGGTTCTCCGCAATTAGATCCCCCTTTTTTACACGTACCACATGTAACTGTAAAAGTGTTTTCATTACAACTTGGAACTAAACCAGAAGGGGAACTTTTGCAACATTGCGCATTTACTAAATCAATAACAGACGGGCAATATTGATTATCAACACAAACTGGTCCAGATGAGGTGCATATTGCTTGCTGAGCTAAACACGGATCGCATTGTAATGCTTGCAATTGAGCATCCGTACATATCTGTAAAACAACTGCTGATAAAATTACAGCACTCGCTGGTGACTGTCCAATAAGTGTACTAATTAGGTTTCCAAAAACAACTGGAGATATTGCTCCATTCACAATTGTAACCTTATGATCATTTATGGATATAGTATCCCAGTAAATATCTTCCTTATTCCAATCTGCGAGATTAGAGTTTTTCAACACTGTACCAATAAAAGAGCCAATCGTCATTGTGCTTATGCTTGATAATGGTAATGAAACTGTCGCTTTTTCATTTAGACCATTGTACACAAAGCTGATAGATGTGTTAAAATTATTGGTTGGTGTAGGAGGTGGCGGTGGCGGTGGCGGTGTAGGCGGTTGTTTTGAAGAACTTCTTTTTGCGAATAACACAATCAGAAGAATCACCATCACCACAACAA